CTTTCTCTTATGGCTTGTATTATTCTATCGTAAACTGAATCTTCTGTTAGCTTGTCATTATACCTAAATACAATTAAAGCTATACCTAACTCTTTACATCTTTCTATTTTTTTCTCGTCTCTTTTTATTGACTCTTCAAATTCTTCTTTTGAAGAAAAGAATCTGCCAGTAAAATAAAAATGCTGACGACCATGATACTCTGCACCTATTTTATATTTAGGACAATAAACATCAAGCTTAAGCCTATCTCCTAAATGATATTCATTTACTATTTCCTCATTTGGAAGAAGCTTTTGCATTATTAATGTAAGAGCCGACTGGCCTCTTGACATTTTTTTATGACTTGTTTTTAACCAGCTTAAACCATATTGGTTTATTTTTTTATTTAAAAAACTGATAGAACAATTTAGCTCTTTTGCTATATCGGTTAAAGACATAGAAGTTTCCAACAAAAGATCAGTCATATACTGAACATCGTCTTCGTCAAAGGAAACTTTTTTAGAGTTTTCCATTATAGTTTATTTGTTAGATATTGTAAATACTTTTCCAAAATCTAATATTGACATACTAGAGTTCTGCCATATCTTACTTGCTAAGGCAGAAGATAATACTGGGCAGTCAAGTATGCAATAATCAACTTGGCCTTCTAGTTCCATAACCTGCTGAGTTACTGAATCTAACTTCTCATAAAAATCATTATATGGAACATGAATATGATGAGTTGGTGTTCCTATTATCTTTTGGGATACTTTTTTATCATGAAAAGAAATTACTAAATTTTTAGAATTCTTAATATAAAAATTAGTAAAAGAATCAAAGATATCTCTTTTATTTAAGAAGTAATATTCAAACATACCGCCATCATAAATGATAGATTTATCTATCCCTGGAATTGACTTAATGTCAAACCCTTCATTATTCTCCAGCATAAAGTGCGGAACAGACTTCATGAAATTCTTATCTGTATTTTGAATAGAATTAATAATTGATTTAGTAAACATTTTTGGTGGTCTTTTTTCTGGTGAAATCTTACCAGAAGCTGCTAGTAGAGCGGACTTAGAAAAATTTACATATGCAAATCTAGTATTATTAGACATTCTATATGTAAGTTGTTTGATCGTTTCTTTTGCACCTAAAGTTTTCATTTTAAATCTACCTTTTTATCTCCAAAGATACCCCAAGGTATCAATACTGTTGTATCGTCTTTTATTGAATTTATATGATTAATATTATGAAATTGCCCATTATCTATTGTTGTATATCTATTATATTTACTTTGCTTATCCTCGTCTTTTAAGTATCCAAGGTGCTGCATTATTATACCAGAGTCTAGCCAAAAGTTTCTCTTTCTTACCCAATCAAAAACATAAGTTGGCTCAGAACCACAGGCTAATACTTTATCTAAATAAACTCCGCCTTCACTAAATCTAAATATTCTCATGGTATTGTGAGGGGCCCACATCTTATCGACTCTATATCCCTCTTCATTCCACATCTCATATCTTTTGACGTTAACCACATCATAAGGAGATCTTTTTAGGACGTCTTCAAGACTAAAATTATCTAATGTATAAATCTTTTCATCTGCGTCTATTGCAACAATCCAATCGCCTGGTTTTGCATGCTTAGAGAGATTTGCCCAAGCTTCAGATCTTAATTGGCCTTCGTGTTTTATAAAAAGATTTTCAGAAGTAGAATACACTTTTGCGTACTTACTTGCAATCTCTGGAGTAGAGTCCGTTGAACAGTCATCAGTAAATATTATCTGATCAACTTGATTAGATAATCTAGAAAGAACCTCTTCTAGATATCTACCCTCTTCGTTTCTTCCTACCATTAAACCATATATCATAATTGTCTCCAATATAGTTAAGTGAGGGAGTAAAAGAACTTACTCCCTCACTTAACTGGTTATATCTAATTAAAATCAGATTTCGATTTGCTTACGTGCTTCAACTGCTGAAATGCGCTCGACATCGGTTGTCTTAAGGATGACTTCACCCTGAACTCCCTTACGGCCCATCGCAAGCTTCTCTGCGTCTGTCTTGTTGTTAGCCTTAACTACAACAAGTGACTCAACAGTAAAGTACTTGAACTTATTATCTGACATATTTACCTTTTCCTTTTTAGTTAATTGGATAATGTACTGCTATATATTCTATAGCATCTTGCAGATCTTCTGCAAGTTTTGTTGCCATATATTTCATATATGGACGATCTTTATTCTGCTTAGAACACATAACGATTGAAGGCTGACCATGAAGCTTTGCCCAAGCCATTTCAAAATCAGTTCCTATATACGCTCTGTCTTCTAGCATGTATTCTACCAGAAGTATATCTGAATTCTTCTGCATGAAGAGATTTTTTTGTGCAATTTCTTCTGCGCTCATACCATCTTCTTCAGGAATAGACGTTGGGTCAAGTACTTTATAGCCACGTTGATTTAACATGAATGTAGCTTCTTGTCTCCACCCTTTTGCATAATCACCAACATAGTCCATGGCACCTGCGAGATAAATTGTTATACTCATACTGGCCAATAATACTCTAAATCTGACGGCTCGTCAAAATACTGAGAATAATATTCATAATCTTTTCTAAGTAAATTAGACCTATGAGATCTATGTAGTTGTTCGTCACCAAACCATGGTGGAAGTTTAATATTACGCATGTCTATTTTTTCTAGCTGCATAGTATTTTTATATCCTCTTTTGATCCATTCTTCTATGGTAAAGTTTTGATATAACTTCAGCGCTTCTTCATAACCAGTCCACATACGAGTAACTGGATGGTTTCTCCAGCCTTTCGTAGGCGTTCTATCGAGTAAAATGTTAAGAACTTGAAATGTTTCAACACGTTGTTTTCCTAATCTTTTATAATCTAATACTTTTACTGAATGAAGAAAATCATTATATGGCAAAAATGTTTGCACTACTTGTCCTTTTTAAATTCCGTCCATGTCTTATCTCCAACACCATAATACTCTCTAGCAAGTCCTGATGCAACTATATCAGTATTTAAACAGTTGCCATTTTTATCCCAAACTTTAGCTAAGACTCTACCATATTTTTCGTTTTTATCAATAATAGTTTCTATCTTAACCCAATTATCTGCTTTTGCTAGCCATTGTTCTGTAAATTCTTTTGCCGCAAGTCCTTGTTTTTTTTCTTCTAAATTAGAAGTTCTACTCTCTGGAGTATTAACCCCATACAATCTAACTCTTCCTTTGCGTAAAGTATCAAATCCTAAGTCAATAACAATATCAAATGTATCACCATCAACTATTTTTTTTACTTCTGCGTTATATATCCACGGGTTTAATTTATCGCTCATATTTAATCTCTTTCTATTCCAAAATGATCACATGCTTTTCTGAATATTTCCCTAGAGATTGGAAAGTAATGATCGACATGACTTACACCCTCTCCTGGTTTTGCTGATGATGCATGCCAACTGTGACCTATTGACACTGAACCATCATAAACAACATTGTATCCTAGGTGTCTAGCAAAATATGAACACCAAGTTTCTTCATAATAATGAGGGGTAGGCAAGAACGCCCCAAGAGCTTCCGGATGTAGCTTTCTAAAATCTGCATTGTTAGTCATTGCATTCCAAACTTCTCTTCTAATAAAGTAAGCTGATCCAGAAACTGATACGCAATCAATTCTATCTCTAAACATACTATCGTCTTTGTCTGATACCATCCACCCTCTCATTACTGGCTTAGAGCCTGTTCCAGTAATTCCTGCGTGAGTTACTCTTCCGTATTCGTCTCTTTGTTTTGGACCAAGAATATGGATATCAGGATTATCATTAAATATTTTTTCTATCTTAAGTACATCAGAGCTTGTCATCCAAACGTCAGAATTTAAAAGGCCTATTATATCTCCGCTAGTCTTACTAGCCATATAATTACACGCTGCTGAATAACCTATATTCTTTCTTAAGAATAAATTATCTATATGATAAGTATGACCATTATTTCTTATAAACTCTACAAAATCATCAGTAGAATCATTATCTGTAATATGTAGGTTCCAATTTTTATTGAGCGCGCCATTTGGACTATCTAAATCACTATGCAACTCGTCCAAAAAGCGTTGCATTAGTCTTCGGGTGTTGTGATTTACCACACATAGATCTATCATATTTGCTAATCCCAATCTTCGTAATCGTTTATTTGAGGATTAAAAACATTAGTATAAGAATTGTTTCTTATAAAGTTAGCGTTGTTTGTATGTTGCGTCTTTTGGTTTTTATCTTCTGATAATTTAGCCAATAACTCTAATGACTCAGCTATTCTAATAAAAAATTCAGAATCAGCTACAATATAGGATTCTTGAGCTTTTAATTTTAAGATTACTTTCTTTTTTTCTGTTTGTTTTTTACTCATTTTCTTCTACTCTGTGTATACATAAATTGTTAGTATCTGGTTCTAATGTTATAAAATATATTTTTTTCTTATCTTGTCCAACTCCAGCTGGAGGAGGGCTTTCTATTGCTATCTTCTTTGAGGAACATCCATATACTTGGCTTATTCCTTCGTAAAGAACTATATAATTTAATTTTGATGCTGCCATAAAACTTCTATCGTTTCAACATTTGATTTTTGTAAAAAACTTTTTATTTGATTCCAATTTATATATGTATAATTTGGATCAGTAATATAATATACTTTTTTAATTTTACTATTTGCAATCAGTTTAGCACAAGAAAAGCATGGTGGTCCATTTACATATAATCTTTCTGCATTAGAAGAATAATCGCTATGTATTATAGCGTTTGCTTCTGCATGTATCGCAATACAGTTATCATAAGACGATCCATTTTCGCTATTTTCATTATATCTTGGACAGCCACCTTCATTACAGTGATCGTGATTTGATGGCCCACCATTGTATCCAAATCCAACAATGTGATTTAAATTGTCAACTAGAATAGCTGCGTATTGTTTTTTTGCACAAGTAGAAAAAATTTTAGATGCAGCTGAACATAGCTCAATAAATTGTTTGTCTTTTTTTGTTACATTCATAAATATATAAATATTGCCGGCACCAAAGCCCCTATGGCTAGGCATATTGTGATCAATTGATTTTTGATTTTTTTGTTATTCATATTTGACTGCAAGAAAAAATGAAGCGAAATTAACCAATTCATCAATAATGTAATTAATATTATTTTAAGTATATTTAAAATCAATTATTCTACCCCTATTAAAGATGCTATAGAAACTGGATACAAAGGTTGAACTAATCTGTACACCGCATCGGCATAAAGTTGTATTTCCTTTTGCGCATCTTCTGCTAGTCTTTGTGACAAGAACAAAGCTACAGACTGTAGGCTGCAAGACCACCTATATACAACATTCATTGCATAAGCTGGAAGAAACAGTCTTGCTTGCTCTGGAGCTATATTGCTACTTAATGCCATATTATACAAAGCTTCGCTTGTTTCTATTAGTCTTTTTAGCTGTTCAGTAAATATAGAACCATCCCAAGGTGACATTAACCCTGCAGAACCCTGCTTCTTATCCTCTGGAGCTAATCTCCATTCATCTGGTTTTGGTACATAGAAGTCTGGATCCATTGTTATATATCTTCTTGAAGACTCATTCCATGAATCCATTGTATGATCTGAACCAACTACATATTTCCAATGCTGTCGTGCAACCATTAATGGGGCTTTGAACTCCAGGGTTATAAAAGCGTGCCTAAAAGGAGACATATGATTTTCTCTAGCTAGATATTTGATTAGTCTAGCATCTGAGGTAGTTAAATCTTTTGTTGGATTCTCCTTAGCAAAGGAGGCCCTAGCCGCATTTGCGACTGAGACATCTGAACCCATATGATCAACTAATCTTACATATCCATTATTTAGTACTTGTATAACTCTATTGTATTCATCATCAACGCCAGAAACTATATTTGATTCAATTTCAATTAAATCTTTAGTACTCTCCGTAGTTGCCGTTTCCTTCATCATCTCCATACTCGTCCTCTATGAAACCATTAACTTCTTCAAAATCATCTATTGATATAGAATAATAATTTTTTATTATTAAGTCGGTTAGATCTTCCGACATAACAAATGCTTCATCTATCATATCACATATTTCTTTATCTAGAGAAAACGTAGGATCATTAAGAAGGTCAATTGTCATTGCGCTTATATGTACTATAAGTTGATTTAATGAGTTGATAATATTAAGATAATTTTTTGCATAGTTTATTTTTTCTTCATTAAGAATAACGTCTACATTATCAATATGTTCATTTTTTGTTATA